CTATCTTCTTCTAATATATATTTTTCGAGGTGTAAGTGAACTTGTGTTCCAATACCTGTAGCAAGTCGCATAATTCTATCTGCTTCTTCATTGCCGACACGTTTGCGCCATTCAAATAAAGCAGATTTGTCTGCAAGTGCTGAGAGTACTGTAGTAACACTGGGTAAAGGCTGTCCGTCGGGCGTTTGATAATGCCGACTGCCTTTAATGTTTACTCGTTCTAAGGGTTTATAGGTAAATTTTTCTTTAAGCATAGCATTATTATACTATACTTTAGACTAGAAATCAAGCGAATACTTAAAGATTTTCTTTAATTTCTTCGATTAGTTTTGCTTTAGTGTGGCGTCTGTCTAATTGAATACCGAGGTTTTCTTCAGCCCACATATCAATCTCTTTTTTAGTCATTGATTCAAAATTAACTTCTGGAGTTTCTGAAACTTCTTCTGTTACTGTCTCTACTGTTTCACCGACTGCAATTGATACGATTTCACTTGTCGCTACTGCGTTTGCTAAATCTCTTGCTTCGTTTTCTGCAACACGACTCATAAATTCACGGTGTCTTTTAGCAGACTGTACATCTTCTCTAAATTTTCTTTTTTCAGGAGACAACTTCTCTAATCCAGTATCTAATTTCTTATCCATGTTTTCAACATGCTTCTTCATCTCTTCTTTAGAGATTGTTATAATTGGTTTACTAGTTATTAGTGCCATTATTTTTTCACCTTTTTCTTTGCTGTTTTGACTGCCAGTTTGCGTACTGAGTCTTTATCAGCATTATCTGTGTTATTTGTTTGATGAACTAAATCTATAGTATCAGTAGTAACTTTAGATACATACTTACTGTTTCCTAACAGATTTACCATCGATTCTGCATCAACTGTATATCCCATTCCGTTTAACTCACGGACCATCATATCCATCTGAATTGATGGAATATCATTTGCTTTTAGAGATATGAGATAAGCATTAATATCGCCCATTAGTTGAGCATCATAATTCGCTTTCTCTTGCAACAATGCAGAGACTTTCATATTAGGCTCTTTCTTCTCTACCTAAAGGATTATCTTCTTCACCTGAAGTTGACTCATCACCGCCAAAGTCTGCTGTGATATCATCCTCTAAATCAGCACCCATATCGCCGCCTAGTTCTGGAGCACTCATATCATCAGCCATTTTTTCACCTGATAAAACAAGTGTCGCATCTGATACTGCATCTTTAGCCGAACGTGCTTGTCCTAGTAGACCGTTAATTGCATCATCGACTGAACCTTTAAACGTTGCCGCTTGGTCTGGACCGTGTGAGTATGCCATTTCGTCTGCTAATGGACCGATTTGGTCGTTCTGAATTTTGCCTAGTTTCTCAATTACGTCTTGTAATTCATCAACAATGCCTCTGGCAGCCATTGTGATTTCTGCCTCAGCCGCATCAACTTCAAGTAGAGCGTTTAACTCTTCCATTAAAGTCTTTTCTAAGTTAGTTTTTTCCATTTTATTTCCTTGGTTATTAAATTTAATTACATTCCGTAATACTGAGTTGTATCTTCCCAGTCATAGTGCATTTTTCTTAGGGTGTTAAGCATTTCTTGTAAATCACCTGTGCCTGCTCTATCACCGTTAGACATTAAATTGCGACTATTTTCTTCTCTATAGTTTATAGCAATTGCTAATTCTGTCATTGTCTGTTCCAATTTACTTTTAGCCATAGCCAATTGTGAGTCGTTCTTCCATCTGTAATGGTCAGGACCTTTTTCTTCCTCATCTTCTGCTACTTGTTCTGTCTCTGGACTAGCGTCACTGGTAGTTGTTTCGCCAGTCTGTGATAAGTCCAAGTCTATCGCTTCAAGTGTTTCTTTGAAGTTAGGATAAAAATTCTTTGATTTCTTTTTCTCTACTACTTCTTCAACACTCTCATTTGCTCTTTTCAAGGCATTTGCCACGCTTGGATGCTTTGATAATCCTGTTGCAATCTTTTCAATAGTTGCAACTGCGCCTGAATAATTACCGTCTTTATATCTAGGGTCGTTTAATATACCGAATGCCATTTTAATTTGTTTATCAGAAAACTCTGCTTTTTCTTCAGTTACTTCTTGCTGTTCGTATGAAGATACTGTATCTTCGCCGTGGGCTTTTAATAATGAAGTGATTGTTTCAATCATAAGCATATTTTCCATATACTTCTGGGACATATACTGACTAGTTCTCAATTCAACTTGTTCTGCCTGTAATGACTTCTTTGCCTCTTCTAAAGTTTCAAAGTCGCCCTCAACTACATATCCAAAGTTCTTCTTCAAGTATTCATTCATACGAGAAGACACATGAATGTCTGTCGAGTTAAAAAATTTGTTGTCGTTAAAGTTCATAATAAATCCCAATATTAATACATATTAAATGTATTTATCTTTTTAATACACAAATATAATATTATTAAAGAATTATACTTTCGTATAGGTCTGATATCTTGCGTTTATATCTTCCAGCCTCGTGTTTTGCCTGTGAAAATCTTGCTTGAGCGATGTCCATTCTACCCTCATTAATCGCCTTTTTAGCAACTTGATACGAGTGTTTATGTTGAACTGCACTGTTATAGTGGCGTTCGAATAATTCATTAATTCTAATTATTTCCATAATTTCTGGTGAATTAATTGTTTTACCCTCATTCAGGTGATTAGCAATACAACAAACTGTTTCATATAGTTTGATATCTTCAAATAATATAGAATCACTGCGAGTATCTAATATATCATATCTGCCTTCTGTGTTCTTTTCAACTGAAAATGCGCCAACTTTGACACCTTTTTCAGTTTTAGTAGACTCAGTGATTGTTTTCTTTACCTTGTGTGCTACACTTGTAGTTGCTTCGCTGAAACCTTTCATAATCTTCGCCATAGCATCAACATCTGCACGTTTTACGCCAGGTGTTAAATCGATTGGTGCTGGTGAGTTAGGTTGAGATGATGTTTCTTCTTGTAATTTAACAGTTTCGCCATTCATAACTTTCATTAGATTAGCCATCATGTTTACATCTTTTTGACTTGGTACTGACATTTAGAACTCCTACTAGTTGTTAAACAGTTTTATATCCACGCACTGTGGGAACTAACACACCCTTATGTGTTAATTTCTCTGCCAAGACTTGTTCTCTTCCTGACAATTGCGATTCATTTACATAATCTCCTTCAGAGAAATATTTAGTTATTAAATCTTCCTCTTCCTCAGTAATCATTACAAATAATCCACCTAATATTTCTTTTAATTTCATTATTGCTCTTTTTCAGCGGCTTTTCTTAGCCTATTAAGTAAATTTCTAAACTGTATTCTAGTTTCGGGACTCATTGATAGTCCGTCTAGGTTGGCGGCTTGATATGCCATTGCTTGTCTCTGAATTGGAGTCAATGGTTTGCCTTGTTCTGCTTTATCCATTGCATCTGCTGTTTGTGCCGCAGTCGCACCGCCTAAATTATCTCTTCCAAGTCTTTGCATTGCTTGGGTTCTTGCTGTTTTAAGTTTTTGTCCTGCCTGAGCGTCTTGTGCCGATGTTGTACCTACTGGTTCTTCTGTATCTGCGCCAACATATGCATCTTTTCCTCTAGGGTCAGGTCCTTGTGAGCCTGTGCTATATGCTTCGTCTAATGCTTTCCACTCATCATATGATAGAAAAATATCTGTATCTGGGTCATAATAACTGCCCTCTTTCGGGTCATAGTATACAACTTTACCAGATTTAGTCATAATAGGACCTTCTAGTCCGTCTCTGGCTTGATATTTGTCTGGCATAGCAGGAAGTTCTGACCAACCTTCTTCAATCTTGCCTGTGCCACCACATTCATCACACCCTCTTTCATCTTCGTCAGCAGTTACACTCTGGTCCCAACCTAATCCATGACAAGCAGGGCAATCTTCTTCATTCGATGACTCCATTAATCCCATCGTATTTTTAATGGCAGATGCATCTTTAGATTTTAATGCAGACATTACTTCAATATAATCAGAAAAACTTAATGTTTTCATTCTTTTCTGTACATCTTCGATTGGAGAATCAATAAGAGATGCAATATCTTGGATTCTATCCTCAATACTTTCAGCAAACATTTCTTTTTCTATTTCATTTTTTAATGACATTATATTCTCCGTTATCGTCTATTTAGTGTCTTTAAACGCTTACTCGCTGGATTCATTCGCTTAGTCATCTTTGCTTTACGTTTCATTCTAGCACCCATTTTTGCTTTTGTTCTTGCTAATGTGAAACGTTTTTTCATATTAACTGGTTTAAAACAATTGCCAGGTTTAGTTACTGTCTTGCCTTTGAGTCTTCCTGAACTACATCTATACTTACGAACAATACTTCTGCCTTTACGGGCATAAACAAGTTTCGCTTCATATATCTCTTCAGCAATTTCTTCAAATAACATCTTATTAGCCTAAAAAGTTAAACATCTGTGCAAATAAGGCAATTAGCATTGTCGAAAATAAAGTTGATGCTGTCCATATCAAAATTTTCTTCGTCTCTGCAAAACCTTTTTCCATTACAATTTCGTTTTTATCAATCTTCTCATTAATGTCTTTTAATGACTTATTGAAATGATGATATCTCTCATAGCATACTGCTACGTGAGTCTCTAAACTCTCTGCTTCTAAATGTGCTAATTTTGGTTCTTTCTCAGCCATTGTAGCATCTCCCTAAATTAATTATACAATTGTATTTATCATTTGTAGTCGGCAATTAATCTTCAAGCAAAACTAAAAAGGAGACATTATGTCTCCTCTCTCAATTAATTAATTTAATTAATTTAATTATTTTCTATCAAATGGTCTGCCCAATTGGCCTCTTTTAGTGCTATATGTTGTTGCACCTATTCTTTTTCCTAATGCCCTGCCTGCGGCACCTGCGGCTGCGATTGCTCCGATACCAGCGGCTGCTTTTACGATTGGTTTATCCCACATATTCTTCTTTTTATCTTCACTATCATCCACAATATAATTACCTCGTTTCTGTAGTTTTAGAAGTGCTGGCATTATTTCTGCCAATCTTGCTTTTCTACGCATCCATTGAACTAATCGTGTAACAACTAATGCTCTTTGATTTTGACTTAAGTTGTCCCAGTCTCCTACAAGTCTACGAACAGACTTTAACATGCCATCTTGGACATTTAAATTTCTTTGATATCTTAATAGATATCTTTGCTCAAATGATGAATCACTTCTATTATTAGAATAATGAAGTAAAAATCTTAGAATATCTGGCTTCTGTAGCATAAGTCTGCCTTTTGCTATCTCATCTTTCTCGTCATCACCAATATCATTATCTTTACCCATCAAACGATTAAGAGCCATATACATATCTGTGCCATTAGTTCTGAAATAATCAAAATTTCTGTAAGACATAGTACGAGATGCTATATCACCTGCCAGTGGGGCAAAGTCATAATCTTTATTAAAAATATTTAATATAAGAAAATGAACGAAGACTAAATCAGCCGCATCGTTAATATTAACATCATTTGCCATCTTTTTAGTTCTGAATAATCTACTTTCAGAAAGAGTGTTGACAAACTGAACTTTGTTTACCATTTTCTGCAACTCCAATATCTTGCTTTATGTTTTGGTCCAGGGTTATCACAATTGTGTCTTGCTCTGAAATTCTTTCGTTTTCCTGGATTAGACTTTTTAATTCTGACACCTTTTTGTCCGAAGTTCACTTTAACTACATTACCTTTGTCGTTTTTAACATAAACTTTAAATTTCTTAACATCACCTGCCATAGGCTTGTTTAGTTTAACAGTACGCCCTTGGTATTCTGCTTCGAAAAGACCATCTTCACAATATGCAAGATAACCATATTCTTCGTGGAAGTCTTGTGTGTCTTCTAATGTGATTTCTTCAGTAAGGTCTACTGATTGTTGTGTCAATTCTGTCAGTTTCATATCTTTTTATTTCCCGTTTTCTTTTGCAATGGCAACGCAAGTATCGGTCGCCGTTGTTTTAAACCATCTAGGAGCAAATCCGTGTAAGAACACAGCAATTGCACCTATCAACAAACGAAACGCAATACTCATCGCATGCCTGAAATGTTGCCATCGAGTCATATTTACTTGTTCTAAATGTAATTTACACTCTTTGCTATACATCATTTCTTCCTTTATTGTATTTATCTTATGTTACTGCTCCGCTCGTAACACGTTTGCTGTTAGGATGTCTCTTTGCTACGAAAGTTGAATGTGACAGGTTCTTTTTACTTGCTTTCTGTCCTCTTTTTGGTGTTTTCACGTGTGGTACTGCTCTTTTGCCCATTGTCTTATTATTAGTAGTTAAAAAATTATCTCTCTTGCCTCATGTTTGCCGCTGTGAATCCTGCTCTATTTACCAGTTTCACATCTTTGTCTATTACATATCCTTCTCCGCCTCTTTCACCGTTTGTACTGGCTTCTATATCTGCTGGTTGAGAATCTAATGCTGTAATAATCTTATTCTTTGTAGTCATTACACCTTTAATAAATGTAAATATTGCTTCAAATCCATCACTATTTTCTTGTGTGTATTGAATTACTCTTTCTTTTTTAGGTCCACTTAGTTTTGATGCTTCTACCCATTCGCTAAAGTTATTTCCTAAGTTGTCTAAGTTGCCTGCTTTTGTACTGTTATTAATATAGGTATAAAGAATGTTACGAAAATCTGTCATTTTTAATTCGGCTGGCACCGCTAGTAACTTATCAATTGCATTTGCATTTGATTTTAAATAACTTTCTAATCGGTCTACTTCTGGCAAGTCAACACCTGGAGATTTAGTAACATAGACGGGTGGCATAATAAATGTTCTGCCATCTCTGAGTTGTCCCATATCTACACTACTTTTATTTCCTTCTAAATCGATTGATTGATGCACTACAATGCCTACATCACTTCTTGCAATCTTTTGACCTATTTCGCTTTTTTCGTTCACTGAATATGTTGTAGTGTTTGGCTTAAAAATAAGTCTGCCATCTTGTGATGGTGGTGTTGAGAACCACAATAGGTCACCGTGTAAGTATCCTCTAAAGTCTTCAGGTATTACACTCTCTACTTTGTCCCATATATTTTTCATTTGGGTTGCGAATTCTCTACGACTATCCTCGATTTCGCCCTTGGCTCTGTTTAAAAACATTTGCTCTAAGTCATCACTGCTTGTTACTCTGCCGTTATAACCTTTAGCACCAAATCCACTTTTGTCTGTAAGAACGAATTCGCCATTCTCATTACGACCAAAGATAACTGCTGGTGAGCCATCCCATTTGATACTAATTGATGAAGGAGAAGTTTCTATCTGGTGTAATTTAGCGATTGCTTTTTTACCACCTTCACTTCCTGCTGGCCCATCAAGACCCAGAATGAGGTCTTCTAAGTGCTGAATTCTAGCACTTTCTTTTAGGGCTTTATCTAATAATTTCTTCATCTTCTGATGAAAGCCCACTTGTTTATTTCGAGGTTTTCTTGGTCCTCTAAATCTTCTTTGACGACCTTTGCCTAATATATCTTCAACTTTCATCTTACTTATCCCCGTATGGATTTTCACCTGTCATATACGGTTTTGAAAACCATAACTTGAACCACTCTTTTGTTCCTGGTTCTATTTTATGTTTCTTCTGATGCTTAGATTTTTCTGTACCTGTATATGAGATATTCTCTTGTTTAGTATCTTCCATTTGATATGGCTTATAGATACCAGAAAGAACCTTTAGTTCTTCAAGTTGTTGCTCAAGGCTAATGTTTTCTTTTAGCATGAGTTATTCCTCGCTTAAACTTTCTCAAGTCACCAGTTCTTATGCTATTAACCAAACGCTTAGATAAATCTACCGCAATCTGCTCATCAAATTCACGGTGTATGAATTCAATAAGGTTTATTGCACCAGAAATAATGTGTTCGCCCTTTTGTTCAACAAATCTCTCTGGCTCATTCTTAGAAATTGCCATAGAGTTTAGTTCTTCAAATAGACTTTTGCGTGGTTTCTTAGTCATTTAATTGGTCTCCAAGAGATAATTCTCTATCAACAGTATTTATCAATTATCATCAAATGGAGTAGACTTTTTTGTTCTCAACATTGCTCTCAGGTCTTTTGAAGCATCTGTCTTCTCCGGTGGTATAGCGGAATCACTAGTGTCAGTAATACTATTCTTTCTTTTTAATGAATCCATAACTTTTGAGGTTTGTGAATCTTGTGTTCCTACTGCTAAATCATCATCTTCTAAATCTGAATCACTAATTCTAAGACTATCTCTGTCAAATACTAGATTTATTTTAGAACCAACACCACTTGAACTTCTGGTCTTCAATAACTGAAGTTGATATTGTCCACGTTCTCTCATCGCATTACTTGTAAAGATACCAATCACATTATCAGCAGTTTGAATTTTAGAGATACCACCAGCAATATGAGAGTGGTCAAACTCAATTTCTTCTACTGCTGAACGATTTAACTGTGAAGCAGTCACTACAACTGTCTGTGATTCCATAGCAA